GGTTTTCAAACTTTAACTGTTGATAACGATGCTGATAATGATGTTTCAATTTCTGGAGAACTTATGTTATTTAACCCATCATCTACAACTTTTGTAAAACATTTTATGTGGAGAGGTAACAGTGTTCATAGCTCTGCTGCCGCTCATAGTAATTTTTCTGCTGGTTATTGTAATGTTACAGCTGCTATAGATGCTGTTCAATTTAAAATGTCTGCTGGTAACATAGACGCTGGTCAAATTAAACTCTACGGAATAGCGGATTCATAATGGCAATATCTAAATTAAATTTTAACAGTTTAAATGTAACACCAACCGCAAGTAAAGGTATTGGTTTTGATTCAGGAGCCGATGATCTTGAAGCAAGTTTCAGTGGTGGCTCTATGCAATTTATTAAAAAGTTAACAGCGTCTTCTTCTGCAACTTTAGATTTTGTTCATGGTAGTGGTGGTGTTGATTTTTCTACACATAAAGAGTATGTATTTATTTTTAATAATTTACATCCGCAAACAGACGATCAAATATTTACGTTTCAAGGAAGTATAGATGCAGGTTCTAATTATAATGTAGCAATAACTTCAACAACTTTTTTTGCAAATCATAATGAAGCGGATAGTACCGCTGCTCTTGGCTATCAAGGTAATTTTGACCAAGCACAAGGAACAGGTTTTCAACAAACAAGTGGAACTACAGGTTCAGATAATGATCAATGTAATGTTGGAATATTACATTTGTTTAATCCATCATCTACAACTTTTGTAAAACATTTTATATGTAGAACATCTATTTATTCAGCTACTAATTACGCTGTTGACGCAAATGTTGCTGGATACTTTAACACCACGTCAGATATAGACGCAATGCAATTTAAATATCAATCAGGTAACATAGACGCTGGAACTATCACCTTGTACGGAATAGCTTAATATGGTAAACAATTTAAAAGGAGTAATTTAATATGGCCTATATAGGTAGTCAACCCACAGTCGGTAATTTTCAAGCTTGCGATGCAATATCTGTAAGCGCAACTGCTACATTTAACCTAGCAGTAGGTAGTGTTGCAATCAGCCCACAATCAGCTCAACACTGTTTAGTGTCATTAAATGGTGTATTACAGGCTCCAATATCTTCTTACACAATTTCAGGCAGTACAATTATATTTGCAGCAGCACTAACAACAGCTGACGTTATTGATTTTATAACTGTTATGGGGGACACTTTAGATCTAGGTCAACCATCAGATGGGACCGTTGTTCCAGCAAGTATGGGTACAACTGCTGTTACAGCTTTAACTGCTGGTACTGGTATTACAAATGGTACAAACACAATTTACAGATCAGATGTACAAAAGTTAGGAAACATTTTACACACAAGAATTTTAATTGATTTAACAGGACTAGCAAGTTCTGCATCAGGAGACATCATAGGTAAAGCAGGTACAGCAAACTCTCACATAGGACAAATTACAGCCGCTGTTAATGGTACAGTTTTAGGTGGCAAGATAACTTGTTTCGAGGCTCCCGCTGGTGGAGACCCTGACATTAATCTTTGGTATGCAGACGAAGCTACTGGTGCGGAAGATGCTGCAATAACTAGTTTAACTAATCAAGTACAAATATGTGATAGTGGCGATCTTGCAATTGGAACTGTTGTTGGGATTCCAACACCTCCAGCTGCTAACAAGTATTTATATATGGTTGCTGGCGCAGCTACAAATGCAGATTACACAGCAGGGAAAATATTAATAGAATTTTTTGGTTACGTATAGGATTGATCTATGGCTATTAGAACAGCAGTTAATAGAGCACTAACGGAAATCACAGCGTTGCCAACAGCAGCAGCTTTGGTTAATGGTAATTTAACTTTACTTACAACAGCGACAGCATCTAGTTCTGCTAATTTAACTTTTGATAGTAGTATAGATTCTACTTATGACAGCTATGTGTTTAAATATTATAACATTCATCCAGGAACAGATGGGAAACAGTTTCAAGTAGGTTTTAGAGATGGGAGTACAGCTTATGATGCTACAAAAACTACAACATTTTTTAGAGCTGGCCATGATGAAGATGCTTCAAATAATGAAAGTTATTTAGCTTATAGAACTGATAGCGATTTAGCACAAGGTACAGGAGCGCAAAGAGTAGGAATATTTGTAGGTGCAGATAATGACCAATGTTGTAATGGAGAATTACATTTGTTTAATCCATCTTCAACTACATTTGTAAAACATTTTATGGCAAGAACATCTAATAATTATTATGTAGATTATATACAAGATGAATACATGGCTGGTTATTGTAATGTAACTGCTGCAATAGATGGTGTTCAGTTTTCAATGTCATCTGGTGACATAGATAGTGGAGTAATTAAAATGTACGGAGTAGGAGATATACAATAATGCCAATTATTAAAGGTTTAGATAAATTAGTTAAATACAATGATAGATCAATTAAAGATTTAACCACGACTCCTACAGCAGCTGGAGGTGGAGGCACAGGTGCAATAGTTCATATTAAAACTTTAACTGCTAGTGGAGATAGTACTTTAAATTTTGTTAATGGAGCATCTGGTGTTGTGTTAGATGACACATACCCTATTTATAAAATTGAGTTTATAAATTTGCACCCATCTGCTGACGGAGATTATTTGAGAATGAATTTTAGTATTGACACTGGTTCAAATTATAATGTATCAAAAATAACTACACACTTTTATAGTGGTCATGCTGAAGCTGATGGTAGTACAGCTGTAGCATATGATACAAGTTCAGATTACGTAGGTACAGGCGATCTAACAATTGCTCCTTCGGTAGGAAACGATAATGATCAAGCATTTTCTGGATCAATGACTTTATTTAATCCCAGTTCTACAACTTTTGTAAAACATTTTATTTCAACAATACATGAAGCTCATTCAGATAATTTAGCTGTTAGCACTTATGTTGGTGGTTTTGTAAATTCAGCATCAGCTGTAGATGCAATTAAATTTGTTTACACTTCAGGTAATATTGCTTCTGGTAAAATTAAACTCTACGGAATATTGGACTCATAATGGCATTACCTTCAAATAAACTTATTACAATAAATGATAGAGGAGCTAGAGCAGCTACTACTTTTGGATCAATATCAGCTGGTGGAGCTAACATGGTTTTTATTAAAAAGCTAACAGCGTCATCTTCTGGTACTTTATCTTTTGTTGATGGTGCAAGTTCAGTTGTTTTAGATGATACTTTTAAGGAATATGTTTTTACATTTAATAATATGCACCCAGCAACAGATGAAGTTAATTTTACATTTAATGGTTCAATAGATACTGGATCAAACTATAATGTTACAAAAACATCAACATTTTTTGGTGCATATCATGGAGAAGATGATGGAGATGCTGGTATCATATATAGAGCAAACTCTGATTTAGCACAAGGTACAGGATTCCAACCTTTAGGTTATCTTATTGGAAATGGTAATGATGAATGTACATCTGGTTCTTTACATCTTTTTAATCCAAGTTCTACAACATTTGTTAAACATTTTATTGCAACTACAAATGATTATTATTATGCAGATTATTCATTAAGTCATCATGTAGCTGGATATTGTAATACAACATCAGCGATTGATGCTATTCAATTTAAATTTGCTTCAGGCAACATAGACGCTGGAGATATTTGCCTTTACGGAATACTATAAACATGCTAATTAATAACAAAGGAGAAAACTATGCCAAGATATCACAACATTAACGGTAACAGAGTACAATTTACAGCAGCTGAAGAGACAGCTAGAGACAATGAGGAAACAGCTTATACTAATGCTGCTCCTGCTAGAGCTTTAGCGGATTTAAGATCTAAAAGAGATGGTCTTTTAAAAGCGTATGATTGGGAAATTGTATCAGAACTTGAACAAGGTAATGTTATATCAGACGATATGAGAACTTACAGACAAGCTCTTCGAGATTTACCAGCTGGTAAAGACACTGTTGCTAAATGTACAGACGCTACGTGGCCAACTAAACCATAGTAGAGCATAGGATCA